GATGAATATTACGACATTAAAGAAAGCAAAATCGACACATCACAATTAAGTCCAGAGTTACAAATGATGAATCAAATGTTTCAGGCAGTTGCGAAAAATGAACTCGAAACAAAAGAGTTGAAACAAGAACAAGAAGTCATCAAACACAGATTAGATAACATCGACAGTTTAGACACTGTAGGCGATTTACAACAAAGATTAAACGCAATGGTAAGACGTTATGCACAAGGTAAAGGAATTGCATTCGGGTTGGCTTGGAGAGAGTTTAGAGTTGCTTTTAACACAGCATACAGAACTAATTTGAAAGCTCTAGTAAACAATTATGAAGAAAAACACAACCTTAAAAAATTAACAACACCTCAATATTTATCGCTAGTTGATAGATTGCCAGATGCGATAAGAGTGGCAGACAAAATGTTGAATAAGGAGTTGGTATAAATGAACTCACTTATAGCACTAGACCAATTCACAAAATTGTTAGAAAAACACTTGGAAGATGAATTTGATTTTGACAAGCATAAGAAAATTATCTTCTGGGGAGTAAAATCATTAGGTCATGGAAACCGAGAATTTTTAAAGAAAGAAAACGCAGAAGAAAGATTATCTTTATATCATTTTGTATCGGACCTAATCGATCGTATAACACCAAGACAACTAATAAATATATTCCCGATTGCGAAGGAATATGACGGGGACAAGTACCAAATGAAAGATTACTTTTACGCAATGAACAAATGTAAAGAACATGGATTGGACAAGCCGATAGGTAACTCATTTGAGTTTTTATGGGACTACTATAACAGGGACGTAGGTGGCTTCGTAGTTAATTATTTATCTACATTAAGCGACATTAACAAGGAGCGAAGCGGTCAAGGTTTGATGGAATCATTCTTAGCCGAATCGGGAGTAACAACGTATACAGAAAAAACAATAAATGGTCGCAAGGTCATGGTAGAAAACTTAACTTTTAATAGTAAAGGCAAATTAATTTAAGGAGTGATACCAATGAGATCTAAATATGACAACACATTTGCAGGGTCGGGAACGTACTGGGCATATGACGAGGAAAAGGAAAACAATCGAGAGTTATACAAAAGTCATTATGTAGAGGTAGAACTGCCATATGACCAAATGACAACAGATACTCGTAAAGATTTAAATGGGCCAGTTAAAACATACCACATTAGTGAGTTGGAGCGTGAGAAGGATGCGAAACGTAAGAGGAGTTAAGCGGTTAGTTAGTTACTTATCAGACATTGGCATACCGATTAGTGAAGCTACTATTTATAACTTACTTAGAGAGGATAAGATACCACATCAAAGACCGTCACCGAGAGTATTAGTTTTTAACTTAGATGTAATCGATGATTGGATTTTAAAAAGTTAGGAGGAATCACAATGAAATATCCATCAGTAGTTACTGCAATGATAGGTGGGGCGTTACTCATTAATCAACAATATATAGCTAGTATCATAGCTTTCTTCTTCGCCATGTTGTTTGCATACATGCCTTATGAATTCGAGGAGGAAAACGATGTATAAACGTTACCCGCAACTATTGATATGTTTGATTACCACTATTGCACTGTTAGGACTTGTCATGGAAAGCATACCCAATAAAGAAGATGAAATTTACATTAGCACGAACAAAGGAAATTTTAAGTTTAACAGTATTGAAGAATTTGAGAGACATTATGAGGAGGTGAAACCATGAACGACAACTTTAATTTCGCATGGTGGTTTGTATTCGCAGTATTAACTATAGCAGGTTTAGGATATGCAGGAGCAATTCTCTACTTATTTTTAGGGTCAATTTTATAGGAGGTGTAAACATGGAAAACTTAATTAAACAAGCTAAACAATTAAGCGATGATATTAGATCTAAACGTAAGCAAATAGACAATCCTAATCTTTATTTAAGCACAATATCAGCGTTAGAATTTTTTATCGAGAATGTAGGTAAGGACGATGAATAAAACAATCATCGACATATGCAGACGTTGTAGCACCATACACGAAGCAGAAGTGAAGATGAAAGATTTTGAGGACTGGAAGAATGGCAAACACATACAAGATGCATTACCAAACATTCCGATTGATTTAAGGGAAATTTTGATTAGTGGTATCTGTAATGAGTGTTACAAAGAATTATATAGAAAGGGGTGAGAAAGCATGAAAGTTTTTATTTTTAAAGACGTTGAATATTTAACAAGTAGATATCATAGCGATGGTGGACTTGTAGTAATTGCAAAAGATAGAGCTATGGTTGAGAGGGTTATTGAAGATACAAATAAATTAACTTACAACGATACAGATGACTTTAATTTGTCTGAAGCGCAAATAGAATTAACCGAAGAAGATTGGGATAAAGCTCTTATTTATCCAACAGATACGAATGTGAAGGTTGATATATTTGTATTTCCAAATGCAGGATGTTGTTAGGAAAAATGAAAGGGGTGAGAAAGAAATGTCTAAAAAATCATTATTAATTTACAAATGTTTGTCATGTAAAGAAGTACATCAATTTGAAGTGAATGCACGAGATTATGATAGTTGGCAAGGCGGCATGTTGTTACAAGAAGCAATGCCATATTTAACTCCAGGACAAAGAGAGTTGATGATAAGTGGTACATGTGAAAAATGTTTTATGGATATATTTGCGTAAAAAAACTCGTAACGGTCTGCCAACCAATTACGAGCAAGAATAACTAACCAACTACATTATAACATGGAAAGGACGTATTGATAAATGAGTGATAAAAATATAGATTTACCATTATCTGAATTAGCACAAGGAGCAATACAGGAAAAGTTAGATTATGAATTACAAAAGGTATTCGACAACATTCATGATCTAAACACAAAAGCGACAGACAAACGTACTGTCACAATCAAGTTAGATTTTATTCCGGATGATAATCGTCAAACGGTGAATGTAGATAGTAGCTTTACGACTAAATTAGCAAATGTAACAGGAGTTTCTACTACAGTGCTAACTGGTAAAGATTTATCGAGCGGTAATGTACAAGCTAAAGAGTTGAAAAGTAATATACCTGGTCAAACATTTTTTGACAATGATGCTGCAATTAAAACTGATGTTGGAGAACCAGTTGATGTTATCGAAAAGGAAATGCAACGTAAAAATATTATCGACTTACAGAGAGGGAGTAATTAAATGTTAACTAAAGAAGCTATTCAATATTTAATGGAACAAGGTATTAATCCAAATGAAAGACTGATCACTCTTGAAGATCCATTTCGTAACAAACGTAACTTTATTATCGATAACGAAGGATCATATGTAGAGATACATCCGAAAAGTTACCAAGCACACACATTAAAGGTAAGTACACTTACTGGATTTGTTGATTACATGAAACAAAAAGAAAGACATTACTATAAAACATTTATTCATGTGGAAGATGAAAGAACGGTATCGGTTGTTAGTGATTTAGATTCTTTGGGCGAGCGTGAACGTTTAATTACAGCAGTAGCAGACGTCCCTCGTTTTGAATATGAATATTTTCATGGATCAGAAGAATTGATCATTGCATTACAATCTAAATTCACACAAACGAAAGACAGAGATATTTTATTGAAGGTTATCGGAAACATCAAGGAAGAAAATGTTCGTAATACTGGTGACAATGGATTTTCACAAGCGGTCACAATGCAAACTGGTATTACAAGTGTTGATGATGTGATTGTTCCGAATCCAGTTAAACTAGCGCCTTACCGTACATTTTTAGAAGTAGAACAACCAACAAGTGAATTTGTATTTCGTATGAAAGATGGACCGCGTGCAGCGTTATTTGAAGCCGATGGTGGTGTATGGAGAAATGTAGCCATTCATAACATCAAAAACTATTTACTAGAAGCATTTAAAGAAGAAATCGAAAACGACAATTTTATTGTAATTGCATAATAGTAAAGGAGAATAACTAATCATGTCTGTGAAAATTAATCAATTAAAAATCGAGAACGTAAAACGTGTTAAAGCCGTCAAAATCGAACCATCTGCCAATGGTTTGACAGTTGTCGGCGGTAAGAATAACCAAGGGAAAACAAGCATTTTAGATTCAATTGCTTGGGCATTAGGTGGCAATAAGTACAAGCCATCACAAGCACATCGAGAAGGAAGTATGGTCGAACCGTACTTACATTTGAAGCTATCTAACGGGTTAATTGTTGAACGTAAAGGTAAAAACAGTGATTTAAAAGTGATTGATCCAAACGGCGAAAAAGCAGGTCAAAGATTATTGGATAGTTTCGTAGAGGAGTTGGCAATTGATCTACCAAAATTCATCGAATCTACCAGTAAGGAAAAAGCTAATATTTTATTACAAATCATTGGAGTAGGAGATCAATTAGCTGAATTAGAAAAAGAAGAAAGTGAACTTTATAACCAACGTAGAGCAATCGGTCAAATCGCTGATCAAAAGTCAAAGTTTGCAAAAGAAATGCCATATCACAGCGATGTACCAAAAGAGTTAGTATCTATTAATGATCTTATCCAGCAACAACAAGAAATCCTTGCACGTAATGGAGAAAATCAACGCAAAAGACAACAACTAACTATTATCCAAAATAAGCATGAACAAGAACAACAAGAAATTGCACGATTAGAACAACAATTAAATGCATTGAGAAAACAGCACGTTCAAACAACAAATGATTTAGAAATTGCACAAAAAGATGCGCTTGATCTACAAGATGAATCAACAGATGAATTAGAAAAAAATATTGCGGAAATTGATGCAATTAACGTTAAAATTCGTGCCAACTTAGATAAAGATAAAGCGGAAGAAGATGCGAAAGAACATCGTTTAAAGTACGACCAATATTCAAACAAAATAAACGATGTACGTCAAAAGAAAGTCGATTTATTACAGTCTGCAAACTTACCATTACCAGAGTTGTCTGTTGAAAATGGTGAGTTAATTTATAAAGGGCAACAGTGGGACAACATGAGCGGTAGCGATCAATTAAAAGTTGCTACTGCAATAGTTAGAAAGTTAAAGCCTAATTGTGGATTTATTCTAATTGATAAGTTGGAACAAATGGATTTAGAAACATTGCAAGAGTTTGGTAAATGGTTAGAACAAGAAGGTTTACAAGCAATCGCAACAAGAGTAAGTACAGGAGACGAATGTGAAATCCTTATAGAGGATGGATATGTCGCAGGACAAACTATTGAAGAAACGGAGACAGTACAACAAGAACAAAATAACGTTGTAGCACCAACGTGGAAGCCAGGTGAATTTTAAATGAATATTACGAAAGGTGTTGTAGCAACAGCACAAAAGGTTGTTTTGTATGGTCCTGAAGGAATCGGTAAATCATCTTTAGCGGCACAATTCCCAGATCCATTATTTATCGACACAGAAGGTAGTACAAACAATATGGATGTAGCTAGAATGGACAAGCCAAGCAGTTGGCAATTCTTGCAGCAACAAGTGGACTTTGTGAAAAATACTCGTCCATGCAAAACGTTAGTGATCGATACAATCGATTGGGCCGAACATTTAGGGATTCAATTTGTTGTATCTCGTGGAGGAAAGACAAGTATTACGTCATTCGGATATGGTGACGGATTCGTTCAATTAGAAGAAGAAATCGGAAAGTTTCTCAATAAATTATCTGATTTAGTAGAAATAGGAATTAATGTTGTATTAACAGCACATGCGAAAATTGTACGTTTTGAGGCACCGGACGAAATGGGAGCATACGACAGATACGAATTAAAGTTAGGGAATAAAAAAACTGCAAAGACTGCTGCATTAGTTAAAGAATGGGCAGATATGGTTTTATTCCTTAATTATAAAACGTTTAGTGTAGCGACAGATGATAAAGGTAAAAAGTTTAAAGGTCAAGGCGGGGAAAGAAAAATGTACGCTGTGCATCATCCTGCATGGGATGCTAAAAACCGTCATGGTTTACCTGATGAAATGCCAATGGATTACGGACAGATTGCACATATATTTAATGAGCCAGCAATGCAACAAGTAGAGCAAACATGGACAAGTGAACCACCAAAACAACCAGAACCACAACAGCCAGTTGCTGAACCAGTTCAACAAGAACCGATTCCAGAACAACCAACTGTAAATGTAGAAGGGGAAACATTGCAATTAGATCCGAGTATCCCAAAACCATTACAGGATTTAATGATACAACATGGAGTATCTGAAAATGAAATTCAAATTGTTGTTGGAGAAAAAGGATATTACCCAATGGATACACCAATTTCTAATTATGATCCTAATTTTATTGATGGTGTGTTGGTTGGAGCATGGGAACAGGTACATCAAATGATTAAAAATTTTAGAGAAAAAATACCGTTTAATTAATTAGGAGGAACATAAAATGACAGACAATACAGGTTATGAATTAGGTTGGGAAGATGAAATTGAAGAAGGTGGTCCAAGTTTCGTATTACTGCCTGAAGGTGACTATAATTTCACTGTAGAAAAATTTGAACGTGCAAGACATAACGGAAGTGCTAATTTACCTTCGTGTCCTATGGCGTTATTAACATTAAAAATTGATGGTGGAGAACACGGCCAAGGAAGTGTAATTCATAGATTGTTCTTACATTCAAAAACAGAAGGGTTTCTTTCTAACTTCTTTGAAGCAATTGGCCAAAAGCAAGAAGGCGAAAGAGTTAAAATGAATTGGAATGCCGTCATGGGTGCACAAGGAAGATGCAAATTAGAAATTAACAAGTATATACGAGATGGAGAAGAGCGACAGAATAACCAAGTTAAAACATTTTTACCATATGAACAGTATCAAAAACATGCAGGGCAACAAGCACAACAGGCACCACCTGCACAACAGCAACAACAGTTTAACCAACAGCCACAACAACAAATGAATCAACCACCATTTCCTGGAGGACAACAACAGCAACAACAAGGTGGATTCACACCAGGTAGTTTTTAATAGGAGGTAAACAATGGAACTTCGAAAATACCAACAAGAAGCTAGGGAATCAATTCAAGATGAATGGGCAAGCGGCGTAAAAAATACGCTGCTTGTTCTACCAACTGGATGTGGAAAGACAATTGTATTCAGTAAAGTAATTGAGGATCGTGTGAAGTTAGGTGAAAGAGTTTTAGTTTTAGCACATCGTGGAGAATTATTAGAGCAAGCATCGGACAAATTAGAACAGGCAACAGGTTTAAAAACAGCAACAGAAAAAGCCGAAGAAACATCCATCGGTAGCTGGTACCGTGTTGTTGTCGGCTCAGTACAAACATTAATGAGAGAGAAACGTCTGAATCAATTTGATAAAGATTTCTTTGATTGCATCATCATAGACGAAGCACATCACACTATCGCAGACAGTTATTTACGTATATTAGATCACTTTGATAGTGCGAATCTTTTAGGTGTAACAGCTACACCAGATCGTGGAGATATGAAGAATCTAGGTTCTGTCTATGAATCATTAGCTTATGAATATACTTTACCACAAGCAATTAAAGAAGGCTATTTAGCACCAATAAAAGCATTAACTATTCCACTAGAACTGGATTTAACACAAGTAAAGCAACAAGCAGGTGACTTTTCTACTCGTGATTTAGGTACGGCACTTGATCCATACTTAGAATCGATTGCAGAAGAAATGAAAAAGAATGCTAGTGATAGAAAGATAGTTGTATTTACGCCATTAGTAAAGACGAGTCAAAAGTTCGTGGAGATATTAAATTCAAAAGGATTTCGTGCTGCAGAGGTTAATGGGGAATCAAAAGACCGTGCAGAGATATTAGAAGATTTTGAGAATGATAAATATAACGTACTTTGTAATTCAATGTTACTTACAGAGGGTTGGGATTGCCCTAGTGTAGATTGTGTTGTCGTATTGCGACCAACGAAGGTACGTTCTTTATACAGTCAGATGGTCGGTAGAGGTACTAGGTTATTTGATGGTAAAGAAGAATTGTTATTACTTGATTTTTTATGGCATACAGAACGACATGAATTATGTCATCCTGCACATCTAATCGCTGAATCTGACGAAGTAGCTGCAGCAATGACGAAACGAATTGAAGAAGCAGGAATGCCACTCGATTTAGAAGCAATAGAAGAAGTTGCGAAAGAAGATGTTATAGCAGATAGAGAGGAAGCATTAGCGAAGCAATTAGCGGAAATGAGAAAACGAAAACGAAAGCTAGTAGATCCATTACAATTTGAAATGTCTATCCATGCTGAAGATTTAGCGAACTATGTCCCGACATTTGGATGGGAAGCAGAACCACCAACAGAAAAACAAGTTAACAAGTTAGAAAAAATGGGGATATTCGCAGGTGAAATTGAAAGTGCTGGTAAGGCAGAAAAGATAATCAACAGTTTGGATAAACGAAGAAATGAAGGATTAACTACACCGAAACAAATACGTTTTTTAGAGCAACGTGGATTTAAAGATGTAGGTATGTGGGATTTTGAACATGCGAAGAATTTAATAAATCGAATCGCTGCAAGTGGTTGGAGAACACCGTCAGATATAAATCCGCAAACGTATAAACCGGAACCAATTCAACAAGTAAATTAAGTGGGGTGGAATTGATGAACATCGAACAAATAATTAATATATTCCGTCAAAGTGTTGCAGAAACAATATACAGACATTATGAATATGGTTGCGATACAAATTTAACAGATGAGGACATGTTGAAAATAAAAATAGATTGGGCGCTAGAGAATGGAGATAAAGAAATGTTTATGAAGCTAACTGAACAATTGAAAGAGTTGAGCGTATGACAGATATCAAACTAGATTTAATAAAATTACTAGATTATATAGACCCGTCCATGCTCGACTATCAAGAATGGACTCAAGTAGGTATGGCCCTTAAAACAGAGGGCTATACCGCAAGTGATTGGGATATGTGGAGTAAACGAGACGGACAAAGATATAACCCGGGCGAATGTTTTAAAAAATGGAACACATTCGAAAGTAGCGGGATAACAGGTGCTACTATTACCCAACTTGCTAAAGATAACGGATGGGAACCAAGAAAGAAAAAGAATCATCATGAATTAGATTGGGATGATGAAGTAGGTGGAGACGAGTATGTCATCATCGACAAAAACTGGATTGAAGGTATGGAGATACAAGAACCTACCGAATGGAGTCCAGTACGGGAGTTAATCACTTATTTATCAATACTGTTTGAATCGACTGAAAATGTAGGATATGTCACACAAACATGGGAAACAGAAGATGGTAAACATTTGCCGACAAAAGGTAATTGGGATCGTACTGCTGGGGAGTTAATTCAACAATTAAACCAATGCAATGGAGATATAGGTGCAGTACTTGGAGATTACAACAAAGAAGCAGGGGCATGGATTCGTTTCAATCCATTAGATGGACAAGGGATAAAAAACGAGAACGTAACAGATTATCGTTATGCATTAGTAGAATCGGATTCAATGGATTTAGAAAAGCAAAATGCTATTTTACGAGAATTAGAATTACCAATCGCGACAATGATATATAGCGGTAAAAAGTCAATTCATGCAATCGTGAAAATAGATGCAAACAACTATGAAGAATATCGTAAACGAGTAGATTATTTATACGATGTATGTCGTAAAAACGGATTAGATATTGATAACCAAAATAGAAATCCATCACGATTATCACGTATGCCAGGGATCGAAAGAAACGGTAAAAAGCAATTCATTATTGATACAAATATAGGTAAAAACAGTTGGGAAGATTGGGAAGAATGGATTGAAGATATTAATGATGATCTACCGGACCCGGAAAACTTAACAGATTTCTGGGATGACATGCCCGAAAAAGCACCACCATTAATAGAAGGTGTATTACGTCAAGGACATAAAATGCTAATGGCTGGGCCAAGTAAGGCAGGGAAATCATTCGCTTTAATTGAATTATCTATAGCTATTGCAGAAGGCCGTAAATGGTTAGGTTGGCAATGTACAAAAGGTAGAGTATTATACGTTAACTTGGAACTAGACAGACCAAGTGCATTACATCGATTTAAAGATGTATACGGAGCGCTCGAATGGTCACCCGATGCGGTAAACAATATTGATATATGGAACTTACGAGGGAAGTCGGTTCCAATGGACAAGTTGGCACCAAAGTTAATCAGACGTGCAAATAAACAAAACTATATCGCAGTAATCATTGACCCGATTTATAAAGTACTAACAGGTGATGAAAACAGTGCGGATCAGATGGCACACTTCACTAATC